ATACAAAAAAAGACATATAAATAAATCAAAGCCAATAGATCCGGTAAATTATCAATAAACTCATTCACTCAATATCTGATATATGGCGTAGATGCTATTATAGCAGTTTAATCTATAGATCCGGACAAATCCACCGGACAATAAGGCCCCCTTTGAACTATCATTTTAGGCTGCATTTGATCGATTCAACCGGCTTTGGGGGAATTCCGAATGCGAGTGCGTATATATTACCCCTTCAGATTTTTGTATCAAAAGAAAGGGGTTAAGGAATAACTCATTAACTCACTCTTAACGTAACACTTAACATCAAGAGTTAACACTTATATACATATATAACATAAAGCTAACACCTTTATACATATATACATATAGTACCTTAACATATACTAACATATGCTAACATTGAGTTATTGAGTTGTTATTTAATCCACTTATCCAATTATCCATATTTCATATATCTAATTATCTAAGTAATAGATTGTTGACCTCCCCCGAAGGGATTGTTGACTTTCCCTTTCCCTTTCCCCATTCCTTCATATAGGGGAACAAACCTAAAGACTCTATTTTTATAGGATGATGTGTTCATCGCTCCATTCCTTAATTCCTCTGGCGAGAGCTTGGCTAAGAATGTGTTCTTGGTCAGCAAAAGTGATCCAGTCGTTTTCATTGGTTCCGAAGAAGGGTTCAGCGATTACAGCAGGGCAATGGGTTCCTCTGAGGAATGTGGCCCCTCTGCTACCTGTGTCTCTTTTCTTTGCGCCTCTGTTGGCTGTTAAAGGGAAATACTTTTGGCATCCCCTCAACAGGTATTCAGCGAGGCTTAGACCGATCCTGGAGGTTTTCCAGTAGAGCATTTCGGTTCCTTCTGCCTTTGAGTTGCTGGAGGCGTTGAAGTGAAGTTCGATTGCAATGGAAGCCTTTTGATCCTTTAGGTACTTTATCAGCCAGTTCATAGCAGAAGTGTAGGAGCCATAGGTTCCCCCGTACTGATCTACAACAAAGCTACTGATGCCATATTCCTGGAGGTCACTTTTCAAGTGTTCTGCAACTTTCTTATTGTATGTCCATTCGTTTGTACCTCCGCAGCTTACGGCACCAGTATCTCCTTTCCTTGAGTGTCCTACGCATATTGCAACGTTCAGGTCTTCTCTTGGAATGCTATTGGTGGGAAAAGGAATAGCTGTTGGTTCCTCTTTTAGCTTTTCGAGTTCAGCTAGTGCTTCGATAGCGTTGCTGATGTGTTCTTGAGCCTTGAACAGGTCTTCCTTAATGTCTTTCATATTTCCTCTATAAATCGTTGTAAATTAAAAATGGTATAATGTGAGTGAGTTATTGTTTAAAGCCCACCTCGTTAATCCTAGAGCCAGTTAGGGCTATTCCTATGGTGCTGTTTATTACCAAAGTAACTGTCAGCCATCTTTTGTAGCTCCTGATCCAGTAAATCTTCCTTGCGATCCTTCATCTTCTTTTCGGCATCTTGGGCCATCTGTTCAGACCAATAAGCCACTGCCATCGCTAGGGCATCCAGTCGGTCATCGTGGGTGATTGCACCTCTATCTCTGGTGATCCTGGACAGTTGATAAATGAGTTGGTATTTGAGTTGAGATTCAAGGGGATACTTTTGGGCTGTATTAAAGTCTTCACGAATAACATCAGGAGATATGACAAGCTTGTGTTGACTCATCACTGGCTCAAGGGTGTCAATAATCCTCTTCTCCTTCTGGATACTGTGGCGTACTTCTTCAATCGAGCAGGGGTGTATTTTGTTTAGGAACGGTTTAAACAACTCACTAAACATACCATCACCAAAGTTACTCTCAACAATGATGTAGTTGACCTTATGGGTCTTTGCTTTCATTGCAAGAACCTTGAGGACATCTTCTCCGTAGCCCCCTTGCATACCTCCTGCATCAGGGACGTATAGGTATCCGTTGAGCATCTTTACGATTGCCCAAGAAGTTTCGTCACGCCCTCGTCCTGAAGGGTCAATGGACATTACTGATCCGGTGAAATCAACCATATCTCCAACTTGCTTGAAAGGTCTATAGAATCTATCTCCGCTAAAGCCTACGTTAGGAACATCTCCAGTCCACGCTAGGTCTGGTGATTGCGCCCACACTACTTTTTCAGGAGCCACCTCATTATCTATGTCCATGACAAGCAAGTCGTTAACCTTAAGGGGATAGCGATCAATATCTGACAGCCTACTATCCAGCATGAACTGCATAGCAAAGCCAGCTTTTCCGTAGCTGACCTCTCGTTCTGCCAGGTCTATTTCACTAAACCTTATAGGTTCTGTGGACTTTTCCTTCTTTTCTTCAGATACGCAAAGTGGGCTAACTCTTCCATAGTACTTCTTTTCGTTATCTATGGGAGCTATGTACTTGCAGGGCCATATGCAAGCGGTGTAGTCTCTCTCCATCAGTTTGTTGTAGAGTGAGTCTTCACATTGAGGCGTACCCAGAAAGACAATCTTGGATTCCTTATCAGGTTTTAATATGGACTCGAACTCCTTTACCTGTTCCCCAAGTTTGTCTCTCATGCCTTGCGTAGCTGAGTTGTTTGGAACCTCCACGTCATCGGCCACAATAATGTCAGCCCTACTACCAGTCAGTTGGGAGGTAATGCCTAGCGACTTGACGCTCGGAGCATGACTAGCTGGAGCAGGGCCAACATCAAAACTTATCTTTGAAAATCTTTGTTTGTCCGTGGGGATCAAATGGGCGAGAAGGGGCATCTCATGGATCAACCTTAAAGTGAACGTAGAGAAATCATCGGCTCTTGTTTTACTCGCTGAACATACCAGGATGTTCTTTGAGGGATCCAGAAGTAGTTGGTGTACAACGTATGCTGAACATATCCATGATTTACCTACGCCTCGGAAGCCTTGGATAACAGCTCTTCTAGGGCCATTCTGCATCCATTCAGCAATCTCGTATTGTATGTCGGTGGGGTCGGGGAGATTGAGGTGTTTCCAGACTAGGTAAAGGAAGTTTCTAAAATCCTTTAACTCTTCCATATGTTTATTTGTTTCTAGCTCTGTTTCTAGATTTAGATTGAATTCTAAGGTTACTGCGACTGTTGTT